TTGCTCCCGCAGTGGCCCCAGGCACTCCTGGCGCACCTTTAGGTGCGGCTCCGGCTGCAGGACCAGCTCCTACGGCTGCTCCTACACAGAATCCAGCGGATCAACAAAAGATGATGGCGCAACAGGCATTGGATCGTGTAAATCAAAAAAAACAAATTCAAGATCAAATAAAATCAAAGCAAGAAGAACTGGCTGAACTACAAAAACAATTGGCAGCTATAAAATGAGATTTTTTGAATTCAGCGGCGATGATGAAGGCGATAGATTCGTCATGGTTCTCCGTAACTATATTGGTCGTGCCGCAAGTAAAAAAGCACCTGCTAAATTAAATTGGAACGGTCTTAATAAAGTTCTAGCTATGAATGGATTTGAGTTAACGGCAGACTATGAAACATTCAAGGCCATGTATGACTCAATTCCGTCTATTCAACAGATGGTTAAGAATTTTAATGCTGACGGAATTGAACTCAATGTTCCGGGTGCGCCAGACGAAGAACCACAAGGTGACGGCACCCAAACTGCTGCTGACAGCCAAGCCGCAGTAGACCAAACAGCAGCTTCAGCCGCAGCTGGACAATTAGCACAATCACAAGCAACTCCCCAGGCTTGACATAGCTGTAGTTTTCCTGTAATATATACAGTATGACTATATTACCACCTCCATTTGTAGAAAAATTTCAATATAAGCCCTGTCAACAGGTCAATGATCCTGTTACTCGCAAGCGAGTGTATCTTACTCCAGACGGCGAAAGACTTCCGTCAGTGACTACAATTCTTTCAGCTACCAAAGACATGACCCATTTAAATGAATGGCGTGATAGAATTGGACATGCCAAGGCACAGCAGATTACCACAGAAGCCGCTGGCGTTGGCACAGCCATGCACGGCAACCTAGAACGTTTTGTATGTGGCATGCAACGTCAGCCTGGAAATAATCCCGTACACATACAGGCCAACAAAATGGCAGACGTCATCATTGAAAACGGTCTCAGCAAGGTAAACGAAATATGGGCCATGGAACAGAGTCTATACTTTCCCGGCCTGTTCTCGGGAACCACTGACCTAGTGGGCGTACACGAGGACGAGCCTGCTGTAATGGATTACAAGCAGACCAACAAGCCCAAGAAAGCAGAGTGGGTTGAAGATTACTATCTACAGCTAATGGCCTATATACTAGCACATAATGAAGTCTACGGCACAGAAATTAAAAAAGGTGTAATATTCATGTGTTCACGTGCTTTTGAGTATCAACAGTTTACACTAGAACCCAAAGAGTTCAACAAGTGGCAGGACGCTTGGCTCACAAAGGTAGAGGAGTACTACAGTCTAGGAAGATAAATACTCTATAACGGGAATTTACTACTATGGCTGTTGTCCAGATATCAAAAATCCAGGTCAGAAGAGGCCTTAAGAATGCAGGAATCGGAGTTCCTCAACTGAGCGCGGCAGAATTTGCATGGGCAGTAGATTCCCAGGAACTGTTTATAGGCAACGGCAGCGTGGCCGACGGTGCCCCTTATGTGGGCAATACCAAGGTGCTCACGGAGCATGATAACATACTAGATCTCGCGGCCAGTTATAGATTCGGTGAAACTGAACCATCCATAGCGCAAAGTGTTGCTAGGTCGCTTCAGACCAAGCTGGATGAATATGTCAGCGTGTTGGACTTTGGAGCCATACCGGATGGCAGCACAGACTGTACGCCATTTTTTCAAAATGCCTTGGATGAATTATTTAGAAACATAGATCCTAGATTCAAAAAAACTCTGCTGATCCCCAACGGCACATATTTTTTCAGCAGTAACTTAAAAATTCCTAGCACGTCAAAGATACAAGGTGAAACCAAAGACGGTGCTATTCTGCAGATAGGCAACAACAGTATTTTATTTGTTACTGCTACCGGCCAAGAAGTTGCAGAATTTACCAGCGGCAATAGACCGACCGATGTTAACATCAGTAATTTAACAATCAATCACAATCAAGGTCAAACGGTGTTGACCGGAGTGGCGGATAGTGCATTCACCAATGTAAAATGGACCAGTAACTACGTGTTAGGAGATACCATTGTTGGCGATATAGAAAATTCCAATCCATCATTGTATTGGGAAAACAGTCTCGATGGTACCAAGGTTACCAACATCACTCTCAAAGACTGTGAGTGGCAATCAACTCCGTTGGCAGTGAGATCTGATCAGATTACTATAGATTCTAGTGCTCCGCCTAATTTTGATTCCAGCGTGAAATTTGACGGCTGCAGATTTTTTGTCTGCAACACTGCAATAGTGATCAACGGCGTGCCTGGACAAGGCAACCTATGGCGTATCTTTGACTGTGAGTTTGAAGAAATTGCCGCACATGCCTTTATATCTGACAACGGCACAGGCACAGTGATACAACGTGCCAGATTTATTAACTGCGGCAACAACACCAACAACGCAGCCACTCCAACATCCAGCATTGTGAAGTTTGGAGAAAAAAATGGCAATGCTGTGATTGACAGTACCAGCAATAGGCATCAAGCAGCGGGATTCACCGCAGTGAGTACTAGACCAGCAATTACAGAAGTTGAAAACGCCTCCAGGGTCAGTTTGATAGATATGAATTATGAAATAATCTATCTGTCAGACGGTTTTAAACCACTGTCGGTTTTTGCAGCATTCAACAGATATACCTATATAGATTATGTTTTACAGTTAGGCGATCATTCACGAGCAGGACAAATAGTAGTAATGGTCACTGAGTCAGTGGGCGAATTTACATTCTCCGACAACTACGTGTATTCATCGCCCAGTTCATCTACACCGGAGGGGATTCTTATGACAGATTTTGTTTTTAATGTAGAATTAAAAGACAACGATGGCGACAGTGGTATTGAAACACTGTTACTGTCATATCGAAACCCGCTGTCTTCCGGTCAAACCGGAACGATATCATATTCGATATCGTACGGTGTTTGATCTTTACGGAAACGAAAGATTATTCAAATGGAAGCAGTTCAGAGATAGTTTAGAAGTTAGCGCCACCCCATGGAGTGACGTTGCTAAACTCTGGAGTCATGCTCCGTTTGTTAATCCTTTCTTAGACCCCCAACAACCAAACACTTGGCCTGACCCGTGGCATTTGGTTATCGACGGCAAGCTAGATGATCTTGCTATTTGTCTCGGCATGCTGTATACTATTAAATTAACGCAGCGGTTTATGGATACCGTTTGTGAGATACATAAGTCTATGCTTCCCAAAGATCATGATTCGAAATTCTTTCTAGTAGCAGATAATGCTGTGTTAAATTACGAACCGAGGATAGCTCATGATCTTAATGTGTTACATCAAATCAAAACCGACATAGTGTGGTCCAGTGCGGCATTACCAATAAATATCAAATAAACTAGAGACATAGATGGAAATAACAGTAATCAAAAGAAATGGTGACCGAGAGCCACTCACCATTGAGAAATGGCAGGCACAGGTGGCAAAAGTATGTAGCGGTATCGCAGATGTTAGCCAAAGCATGATCGAGATCAAAGCACAGCCACATTTTTATGATGGCATCACAACTAGAGAAGTAGACGAAATTACTCTAAGAGCCATTGTTGATCTCATCGACGTAGAAAATAATCCAGATGTAGGTCATACTAATTACCAGTATGTAGCAGGTAAGCAAAGAGTCAGCATGTTGCGTAAAGATGTCTATGGAAGTTATACGCCTCCTAGCCTATATGAAATAGTCAAGACAAATGTGGCCACTGGTCTGTACACTCCAGAACTACTTGTGTGGTACACAGAGGATGACTGGAACAAGATGAATGACATGTTAGATCATGAAAAGGATGAAACATATTCATACGCTGCTATTGAACAGTTAATTGAGAAGTACTTGGTTAAGAACCGTAGTACAAAACAGACATATGAAACTCCACAAATTAGATACATGGTTGCGGCAGCAACTGTGTTCCATAAAGAGGAGCCGAATAGCGCAAGAATGCGTTACATTAAAGAATACTATGGTGCGGCATCCGATGGTTTGTTTACTCTTGCTACACCTGTGCTGGCTGGGCTCGGCACTCCTACTAAACAGTTTTCTAGTTGTGTTCTTATCCGCAGTGACGACGATCTGGATAGCATATTTGCTTCTGGTGAGATGATGGCCAAGTATGCCAGCAAGCGAGCTGGCATTGGTCTAGAGATTGGACGTCTTCGTCCGTTAGGTAGTCCCATCAGAGGTGGTGAGATCATGCACACCGGCATGATACCATTCCTGAAAAAATGGTTTGGTGACCTGCGTAGTTGCAGTCAAGGAGGTATTCGTAATGCAAGTGCTACTGTATTCTATCCTATTTGGCATCATCAGTTTGATGATCTTATTGTACTTAAAAACAATCAAGGAACCGAAGAAACCCGAGTCCGTCATATGGATTATGGGGTTGTGCTTAGTGCTTTCTTCTGGAGACGATTTAGAAACCGAGAAGACATAACCTTCTTTGATCCCAACGAAGTACCGGATTTGTACGAAGCGTTTTACCAAAACACAGTACTATTTGAAGAGCTCTATGTCAAATACGAAAAACAAAAAGGCCTCCGTAAGAAAACGATGAGCGCCGAGGAAGTGTTCAAGAGTGGTATACTAAAAGAACGCACAGATACGGGTCGAATATATCTCGTATTTATTGATAATGTCATGAACCAAGGACCTTTTGATCCCGAGTACCATACGATTTATCAAAGTAACCTGTGCTGTGAGATCCTATTACCCACACGTTCATTTAAGCGATTAGACGACGATAGTGGACGCATAGCGTTATGTACACTGGGATCTATCAACTGGGGATCGTTCCGTAATCCAGAGGACATGCGTAGAGCCTGTAGGATTCTACAGCGTAGCCTGTGTAACATTCTTGACTATCAAGACTTCTTGAGTATACAGAGCAAGTTGTCAAATGATGAGATACAGCCATTGGGCATTGGTGTAACCAATCTTGCCTACTGGCATGCCAAGCGTGGACTCAAGTATGGCGAAAAAGATGCTCTACAAGAAGTTAAGTCGTGGATAGAACACCAAGCCTACTATCTAACAGAAGCCACGGTGGAACTGGCTAAAGAAAGAGGAGCCTGTAGCGAGAGTGCCAAAACACGATACGGTCAAGGAGTATTCCCCTGGGAACTACGTGCCAAGGGTGTGAATGAACTTGCAGACTTTGCTCCTGAACTTGATTGGGAAACACTACGTGGCAACATGAAGCAGCACGGTGTACGCAATGCCACATTAATGGCCATTGCTCCAGTAGAAAGTTCAAGCGTTGTCATTAACTCAACCAATGGCATTGAAATGCCTATGAGTCTTATTTCAGTTAAGGAAAGCAAAGCAGGATCATTTGTACAAGTGGTTCCTGAGTACCATAAACTAAAAAACAAATATCAAATGATGTGGGAACAGAAAGACTGTGACGGCTATTTGAAAACAGCCGCAGTCCTTGCTGCCTATGTTGATCAATCAATTTCAACCAACACATTCTACAATCCAGCGCATTGGGCAGATCGTAAAGTACCAACCACATTAATTGCTCGCAACTTGATGCAGGCACATGTGTGGGGATTGAAGACATTCTACTACAGCCTAATAAACAAAGCAGGCAGTAAAGCAATGGCCGAAGCCACCCCCGAAGTACATTACAACGGGTTCCATAACGAAAGAGAATTAATCGAAGACAGTGAAGACTGCGAGGCATGTAAACTATGAGCAAACAACAATACAACCTAACAACAAAAACAGATTATCTCAATCGCAAGATGTTCTTGGATCCAGCAGGTCCAGTTACTATCCAACGCTTTGAAGAAGTAAAATATAAAAAGATTGCAGACTTTGATGCCACAGCACGTGGATTTTTTTGGCAACCAGAAGAGATTAGTCTTACTAAAGATTCAAATGACTTTAAAGATGCTAGTGATGCTGTAAAACATATCTTTACCAGTAACCTACTACGTCAGACAGCACTAGACAGTTTACAAGGTCGCGGACCAACACAGGTATTCACTCCTGTTTGCAGTCTCCCTGAAGTAGAAGCCTTGATGTACAATTGGGGTTTCTTTGAAACCAACATTCATTCAAAGAGCTACAGCCACATCATCCGCAATATCTACAACGTGCCAAAGGATGTGTTTGCCACTATTCACGATACTAAAGAAATTATAGACATGGCCAGTTCAGTAGGGAACTACTATGACAAGCTGCACGTTATCAACTGCCGCAAAGAACTTGGACAAGCAGTCACAGAAAAAGAACATGTTCGAGCAGTATGGTTGGCCCTACACGCAAGTTATGCTCTAGAAGCCTTCCGCTTTATGGTTAGCTTTGCCACAAGCCTGGCCATGGTAGAGAATAAAATCTTTATTGGCAATGGTAACATTATCAGTTTGATCCTGCAAGATGAACTCTTACACAAAGGATGGACTGCCTATATGATCAATCAAGTGGTCAAAGAGGACGCTCGATTTGTCGAAGCTCGAGACGAATGTCAAGCAGAAGTCTACCAACTTTATATGGATGTCATACGCGAAGAAAAAGAGTGGGCAACCTATTTGTTTAAGTTAGGTCCTGTTATCGGATTGAACGCTAATATTCTACGTGATTTTGTAGACTATACAGCCGTTGCCGCATTGAAAGATATTGGTATCAAGTATCTGCAGCCTGCGCCAAAATCAACACCAATTCCGTGGTTCAACAAGCACACAGATACCAGTAAAAAGCAATCTGCTCTACAAGAAACAGAAAGCACAAACTATGTTATCGGTGTCATGGGCGAAAATATCGACTATGCTGAATTGCCGGCTATATAATAGATATTAGAAAGGAATAAGAATGAAAGCTGTAGTATGGAGCAAATATCATTGCCCCTATTGTGATCAAGCAAAAGCATTGCTAACGCAAAAGGGTATCAAGTTTGAAGAAAAGAAAATTGGTGATGGGTATACTCGAGAAGAATTATTAGAAGCAGTACCGACAGCTAGAACAGTTCCACAAATTTTTCTAGATGGAAAATTAATTGGCGGATTTACAGAATTGAAAAAACTTTTCGAACAGTGGGATGGACAGGGATATGGAGACGGACCAATATAATGTTATTAAATAAACACAAATTCGCAGTAGGTGATATTGTCACAATCAAATTGATTTCAGGTGATGAAATCATGGGCAAGTTTATCGAAGATGCTATGGGTAGTATTACCTTAGATCGTCCGGTTATGTTGGCCATGACACAGAAAGGACCAGCAATGGCACCCGTGTTAGTTACTGTGAATCCCGATTCAAAGTTAACCTTCAACACACAGGCAATTACAGTGATGGCAGAGAGTGATGCTGAAATTGGTAAACAGTATGTATATCAGACCACAGGCATTCAGCCAGTAAGTGC